ACTACTGAAGAAACCTACACAGAGCTATATCAAGATTATCCCAGATTATATTTCCCAGTTGAATGTGATTTTATTGATACAATGATATATGAAGTTTATGATGGTATAGATGAAATATGGGAAGATTATGAAGAATATGAATATGACGAATATGTTTGAGAGGACACTTTTGACATTCTAATTACTAATAATAGATTGTCAAACCTGTCCCTTCGGTATGTATTAATTATTAAACATTTATATTGTGTATATTTAAGGTATTTAAAATATTATACTAATATATATATAATGACCGGAAATCATAAAAAATTAAAACCAACTAAACAACTCACTCCTGAAGAGACTGAAAAAAAGAAACAATATTTTAGAGATTATTACATTAGAAGAAAAAAAGAAAAAGGAATTAAAACCGGAGACCCACGAGGAAGAAAGGCAAAACCAATTATAGAACAAGTACCAGAAAAGATTATTAATAAAGACGAACCATATATAGTTTATTTTGATTAATTAATATCTAACTAAATATTAATATAACTATGATTTATTTAATTCCAAAATGTTTTAAAAAAAAGAAAGAATTTATTGAAAACTGTTTTAAATACCTAGATTCAATTAGTGAACTAAATATTGAATTTAATCCAAATAAATGTATTTATCCAAGAATAAAGAATAGTAAGAAAAGAGGAAAGAACGCACTTATAGAAATACTAATGACTATTGGTCCAAGTTATTTTTCTGATGAACACCATAAGATGAATGAATTAATAAATACATTAAAATGGGGTTTGAAGAAAACTCAATATAATGGTGTGCAAGTTTTAACGATCACTTCACTGAATAGTGATTTATTCAAAGACCAATATTTCCCAACAAGAGAATGGTCTCATATTTCTGAAAACGATACTGATTTATTAAACATAAAAACGACTATATTAGGAAATCATTTATTCGAAGATACAAATGAAAATGTTAATATTAAATCAGTTGATATTATTAAATCGCACATAGACAATTATGTAATATCGGATTCCGAAAAACTAGAATTAATTAAATATTTAATTCTCAATTAATTATCTAATCCTTAATTATAAATATGTCTCTTGAAATTATCAATAAAAAAATTCCTTCGAATCGTGGTAAAGTTGTCGTCAATTTAGCAAACCATGCTCCTCTATGGGCGGATTCTGTTCCTGCTCCAGTAATTGATTCTAATAAAAGAGACGGTTGGTATTATACAAATACAAGCACCGGTAATAAAGCAAATATATATTTTTTCGCAGGAACACAGGAAACTTTAGAATTACAACATATTCGTTCTATCTGGGCGAAAGTTGCTATTGATAATTATTCAGCAACGAATGTATTACCATTTTTTAATGTTTACACAAAACCAACTGGAACAGGGGATGCTCAGGCGTGGTATCATTCCAGATTTACTTATCAAATGGCCTCTGATGTTGATATTGGAATAGGAGAAGAAGTAATCATTCATAGTCATTTCACTCCAAGTATTAGTTATGATAATAGGACAATTCCAATGCCCGTTATTGCTATTGAAGGAGATGAATCATTAGAACAAGAAGTTCTTTATATTACAATTCATACAGATAGCGGTGCTGCTGCTGGTGATGTTAAAATATTATTCCAGAATCTAGGTTTCGTTGCGTCTGCTGGTCATTCACGTAATCTTCATTTAGTTGGTTACGAACCAGTAACAACTGCTATTGAATATCCAACAGACCCTACTACTGGTATTCTATTGACAACTGAAAGTAATAGAAGAGTTGATTCATCACAAACTATATCAATTTTAGATAATTCATACGGTCATTCAACATCAATACATAACACACACCCATCAGAAGGACATGTTACAATTTTCGGTAATAGTAATAATCAAAACAATGATATTGAAGTTCAATATTCTTCCGATAATACAAATTGGTATTTTGCATCAAATCATTATGTAAATTTCCATGGAGGAAGTAACGGTGATTTCGCAATGGATTTCAGAACTGCTGCTGCTTATATAAGAGTCGCCCAATATAATAATCACGGTTCAACTAGAATATTAACTGTGAATCTTTCTATAGTTTAATATCTAATAGTATTATAAATGTATCTTCAAAATCATACACATATATGTGATGAAAAACCAGAATATTTTAAAGTTTTAGAAATAGTAGGATTTAGTAGTTTGTCTTTTATATTAGGTATAATATATCAGAAAATGTGTAACGGAACACGTCTTGGTTAATTTAGTTTTATTTTAGTTTTTTTATTTAAATAATTATCTAATCTAGTATTATATAAAATGACTTTTATTGATAATATTAAAAAAGAGATTGGAGAGAAAAGAAAACTCCGTCCTTCAAGTCTCAATGCTTATGCTTCAAATATGAACAAACTTCATAAACTAATGTTTGATAAAGATATAACTGATTTGAATTTTTTAAAAGATAAAAATAAAGTAATGAAAACAATTGATAATAAAAAACTATCTACAAGAAAATCGTATCTAGCAGCAATTGTTGTCACATTAATGGCCTTTGATAAAGATGAAAAACTGATTGAAAAATATCGTGATGAAATGGAAGATTTAGCAAAACGATTTAATACTGAAATGCAAGAACAAAAGAAATCTGATAAACAAGATAAAAATTGGGTTAGTCTTACAGCATTACGAAAAGTAATGAGAAAGTATAGAAATGAATTAAATGAAAAAGGAATATTTAAAAAAAATCCTGATGATTTAAATAATAAAGAATTTGAACTATTACAAAAATGGATTGTTGCTTCTTTATATATACTAGATGACAACCCACCATTGAGAAACGATTATATAATGAAAACAATATCCAATAGTGATTATTCAAAACTTTCAGAAGAAGAAAAAAGAGAAAGAAATTATCTAGTAATAAAATCTAGAAATAATAAATCATTCAGTCTTGGAGAATACAAGACATCCGGTAAGTATGGAACCAAAGTAATTCCAGTAGGAAAGAAATTAAATTCTGCTTTAAACATTTGGTTAAGATTTAATACAACAGGAAATTTGCTTTTAAATTCAAGGAAAGAACCAATGACAGCAAACGGATTAACGAAATTCTTACAAAAAACATTTGCTCCAACTGGAAAGAATATTTCATCTAGTTTAATAAGACATATTTTTATTAGTGAGAAATTCCCAGCAGTTAATGACGAGAAAGAAGAAGTAGCGAGTAAAATGGGACATTCAGTAGCACAACAAACTCTCTATTCTAAAAAAGATTAATTTTTAATTTATTTTTTATTGTGTTTAATATTTATAAATAAAATGTTTATTATAGTTATAGTAAATTCTCAATTTAAATATATATAGTTAATTTATATATAAAATGTTTAAAGTTAATAAAATTTATAAAATTACAAATGAAGATGGTCAAGTATACATTGGATCAACTGGTCAATCATTATTAGCAAGATTCGCAGCACATAAATCAGCAGTAAAATCGAATATTAATCAATGTACTTTAAAAGATTTCAATATGGATACTGCAAAAATAGAACTATTGGAAGAAGTTGAAGGAAGTAGGGAATCAATGCTTTATCGTGAAAAACATTATATGGAAACAACTGAATGTGTTAATAAAAATAGACCTATTGTTACAGAAGAAGAAAAAAGAATTAAATTACTAGAAGCCGCCGAAGCATGGAGAGAGAGATTAGGTTATAATGATTTTATTTGTGAGTGTGGTTCAACAATTCAAGTGAGAGAAAAAGCGAGACATTTTAAAACTGGAAAACATTTAAATTTTATTAATCCAGAAATTAATATCTAAGTTAATAATAATAAATAAAAATGAGTGATTGGATTGACCACGTTAAGAAAGTAGCAAAGCAGAAGAAGATTTCATACAAAGAAGCAATGTCGGTTGCTAAAGCATCCTATAAACCAAAAGGAAAAGCAAAAGCACCAGCAAAAGCACCAGGAAGGAAACCAATGAAAGGGAAGAATGTCAAAGGAAGTGTTGACGAAAAGTAATTTTAATTATTTAATATTTTAATTTTTTATTCTTAATTAATATCTTTTAATATAATAAAACGATGTCTCAAGGTTTAGCACAATATGATTCTACAGTAGCGGGGTTTGGAAATGCGATGGACTCTATAAGGAGTTATACAGCAACTTATGATACTGATTTCTTTAGAGATTGGACAGAAAAACATAATCTTTCAATGGAAAAATTAAAGTCGGCAGGAGATGTTTCTAGTGGTATAGGAGGTGCTTATATTGCTGGTAAATTGGCGTATCAAGCAATCCAAAAAAAACGAGGTAAGGGAAAGGAAGACGATGATGATGACGATGAAGATGAAAAAAATACAGATGACCACGATGGAGATGAAGATGGTGAAAATGATGCTGAAGATGGAACCGCTGGTGAAGCAGCAGAAACTGAAGGAGCAGATGCTGGAGGTGAAGCAGCAGCAGATGCTGGAGGCGAAGCAGCAGCAGATGCTGGAGGTGCAGCAGAAGAAACATTTGGAGGATTTGGTGATGCTTTACCAACATTTGATGAACTACCAACATCGATTGAGGGAATTTTGTCAGCACCATCTCTTGGATTTACACCAACAGGAACTCCACCAACACCAGCAGCACAACCAGCAACAGCAGCAGAACCAGAAGAAGAATTTGAAGGTTTTGGTGAAGATACACCACCAACCGACCCATTATTTAATGTTCCAGAAGAAGGGGCAGCACCTACAACTGCCACATCAGAAGAATTTTCAAATGTTGGTGGAGACAGTGGACTTCAAACAGCAGGAACAAGAGGAGGAGATGATCCAAGATTGGGACAACCAGATGAAGAACCACCAGAAGAACCAGATTTGCTTTCAGCACGTGCTCAGGCAGAACAAGGAACTGGATATGAACCACCAGAAGAATTTAATCCTGCTCCACAGGGTGGTGAATTAACATCTTCAAGTGGCGAAAGCACTATTGCTGAAGGAACAGAAAGCACTCTTGAAACAGGAACAGCAACTGCTGGTGATGCTGCTGCTACTGCTGGTTCTGCTGGTGCTGATGTTGCTGCTACTGCTGGAAGTGAATTAGTAGACACAGCATTAACGGTTGCTGGTGCAGCAGCAGAAGCGGTTCCATTTTTAGGGATTTTCGCAGGAATTGGTATTGGTCTTTATGAATTATTTCATCATCCTAAAGCAGCACCAGCGGCCCCACCAACAAGTACAGCAAATTCAAGGGGTGAAATGGTTCTTCCTTCATATGATAGTGTTGTAGATACTCCCGCAAGTCAAAGTGCTTTCTAATTATAAATCTTTTAATAATAACTATATTTTATTTTTTCATTTTTTTTTCATTTTAAATATCTAGTAATAATTTTATATAATAATGGATTTTATATTTTATGAATTAGAATTTAATAAACACGAATCACAAGATGGAGAATATATAGATTTATCAAATAAATTACTAGATACAAAAAATAATTATATTTTCACATTTGGTTCAATTCCTATTGGGATATATATACCTTATTATTTTGAAAATGATTTTTTTAATAAAGATATATTTAATCTATTGAATAAAGACCTAACAATAAGGAATAATAGGGGAGATATTAGTGGTAAAGTAAATATAAATAAACTTAGTAATTGTTATAAGAAATATATAAATGATAATACTAAATTTAATAAAACAGGATGTAGAGTAAAGAAAGATGATTTTATCAAATATGAATTTTGCAATGATTTCAAGTGTGCTATAATTAATAATACAAGAAAACATTATTTGAAAGATAAATCTCTATATGATAAAACATTAAAACCTTTAGTAAAAAAAATTAATAAGACACTTAATAAGTTTTTTGATATAAAAGAAAAAGACAATTTGTTCCTCTACTTTACAGAAGTTATAATAAATAAAAACACTAGAGCCGCAATTCATAAAGATAATAGAAATAAAACTGAACTTAGTGCTATTATACAATTAACAGAAAATAAAAATTTAATATCTAGTAACTTAAATCTACCAGATTATAATATTTCAATTGAATTAATATCTAATAAATCACTTTTAATATTTGATTTGAAGAACACAAGGCATTCTAATGATCCAATAAATGAATTACTTTTAAAAGATAGAATCTCAGTTGTATTTTATAATAAATAATCAACATTATATTTTAATTTTAATTTAATTTAATTTTGAAAATAATATCTAATAATATATTAAAAATGTTTAAATCTAATGAAAACGCAATGTTTGTTCCAACTAAAACTGTTTCTATCCGACCAGAAGCACAAATTGACTACAACCCAGGAAACCAGAATAATATTCGATGGTTAATTCCTCAACATATTGGTTTCTTTGACCCACGACAAACTCAGTTAAAATATAAATTAACAATGAGTGGAAGAGGTCTCGCAAAACCATCTCCAAGGGCAGGAGCCCACGCTTTACTTCGTGATTTACGGATTATGGATGGAACTGGTTCCACCGAATTAGAATCAATTCAGGATTACAATGTTCTCACTTCTCAGTGGTGGGGATATACACAGAATGAATCTATTGCTCATAAACGTGATTTATTTGAAGGGCGAAGTGCTAATCAGAACGTTGACAATCAATTGTTATATGGTGCTGCTGGTGCTTGGCAGACTGGCGAAGTAACTGCTTCTCGTGCTGCAAAAACCATTGAAATTACTCAACCAATTTATTCTGGTATTCTTGGTGGTGACCGTGTTTTTCCAGTTGTCGCTACTCAGGGATTAAGGTGTCAGATGACTCTTGATAATAAAAATCGGTCTCTTGTAAACCCAACTAATCTCGGTCTTGAACTCGTGGGGGATGTTGAACTTAAAGTAGCAGTTCTTGGTTCTACTGGTGCTGATAATGCCGCCAAACAAATCAAAGCTGATATTACTACTGCTTTTACTATTAGTGTTAAACAACCTTCTGATTCAGCAAATGGTCGTGGAGTCAATAGGAATGCTGCCCCATATAACAATAATCCATTTGATATTGGAGACGTTCTCTACATCGCAAAAGCAGACCGAAGTGATGAAAACTCCCTTGGTGTTATTACATCTTTTGACTCAGATGGTGACAATGATTTAGTAATCAAATTCATTCCTAATCGTGCTAATAATCAAGCACTTGGTGCTACTGCCCCAGCAGCAACTGGTATTGATTATCCTGCAGCATCCAGACTTTACATTAAACAAGCAGACCGTTCTAATGGTGCCGTTGTTGCTAATGTTCCAACAACTCAAATTGAACAAGCAGCAGTTCCAATTAGTTACACAATTCAAGACATTGAAATGCTTATGCTTCAAGTACAACCACCTCCACAATACATCCAAGGAATGATGAAACAAGTATCTTCTGAAAAAGGTCTGTCGATGGATTTCCGAACATGGACTTTATACCGATTTAATCTTTCAACTACTAATGGTTTAACCAATCAACTCATTCCAGCAGTTCAGACTCGAGCATATTCAATTATGAGTGTTCCTTTGTCAATTGGAGACCAAAACAGCATTGCTTCAGATAGTTTCCAAGGATTAACTGATGGATGCCAGAACTACCAATATGTTCACGGTGGTTCACTTATTCCAGACCGACCAATTAATCTTGTTAGATACACTCAATCCCCAGCACGAACGGATGCTCTTCATATCGTTGAACTTGAAAAGTCTTTAGTAAATGCTGGATACGGTGTTCGAAATCTTCTTAGAGTTCCAGACCGATTTTTCATTGGACGGGCTTTTTCCAAATATGGTCAAATTATGAATCTAGCAAATCAGGATTTATCTCTCAGAGTTGAATATGTTGGTTCCACTAAAGAAAAACTTTTTGAACATTTCATTCAGTCTCTCAGACGTGTAAACATTTCTTCTAAAGGGATTATGATAATGTAAATTACTTTTAAAATTTTTTTATTTAATTTTTTATTTATTTTAATTTAAATTAATTATTAATAAAAATAAAATCTATCTTAATTATAAAGATGAATATTGTAAATGTTGAAAAAGTCGAAATCTTACCATTAAATCCTCCTGCCAATAATGCTTATAGTTTTAAAGAAGGTTTTCCTATAATGCAGTTTCTTATTCCAAACCAACCTAAACTCCTTTCTGGTTCTTCTATGAGATTAAATGGTGTATTAAGAGTTAATCAATCAACTTCTAATGAAGCCGCTCCAGTGCTTCCAGATAATGCTAATAATAAAGGCACTGCCGGAGCAGTAAACATCGCCCTTTCTTCTAGAATTGGTGTAGCATCCGCTATTGACCAGATAACCCTCTCTACAATGACCAATCAAACTTTAGAAGTGGTTAGGTCATATGGACGTTATTTAGCATCAGCACAATCTGTCACACATTCTCAAGAAGATTTAGATACTAATGTACAAGTTGAAAGTCTTACTGCTTCTCGTGGTATGAATGGTGCTTTTCTTGTGAATCAGGATGTTTCTTTCAGTGTTCCATTAAGAACTGGTTTATTAAGTGGGGCTTCTGAAATTCCAATTGGAACTAATGGTATTCGTGGTATGATTGTTCAGTTACAATTATCTCCAGATTCTCAAGTTCTTGGTGGATGGGTTGACAATACTGGAACAGAACAAAATGATGCAGCAACAGGAACTGGTTCTTTTTACCAATTACGAGATGTTTCTCTTAGTTACAATCTCTTAGTTCCAGATGAACAGGGAACCCAACAGATGTCTAATCCATCAACTGGTTCTTTGAATTACAACGCTATTTCTCACTTATATTCAGTAATCAATTCTTCTGATGCTACTCAAAACTATAATCTTGGAACAGCAAAAACCCTTTCAGTATTCCACAATTTCCTTCCAACGACTCATTTAAATAATTACAGTAAAGACGGTTTCGCAACTCCAAAACTCAAAAATTCAAATGCCGGTGTTTATGATTCTACGGCACAAATTCAAAGGGTATCTTTCCTCAAAGGTGGTGTTAATTTCCCTCTTGAAAATGAAATAGATGTTTCTACCCCAGCAACCCAAGACCGACCACTTTCAGAACTTGAAATTAATTTCATTAATTCTATTAAATCATACCAATCTATGAATCACAGTCTTATGTCTCTTAATACACAGAATGCTCTCCCAACAAACGTTAATCCATTAGATGGAAATGACACATCGAAATTCACACAAGTTGAAGCAGATGAAATGAAGTATTCGGAATTGGAGTGGCAGAAGATCCTTACAAATCGGGAGTCAATTTCAAAAACACTAATTACGGTTTACGAATTGTTAGTGATTTAGATGGAAGTTCTCCAAACTCTGTTTTTACATATGTTCTTGCACAGAATCAGTTAATGTATTCTCCAAATGGAATTACAGTCGTTTCGTAATTTAATATTTAAATTTTCAATCTTTTTTATTTTAATTTAATTTAATTTAATTTTTAAAAAATAATATCTTTATTAATTATAAAGATGAGTAAAAATCAGTTACCAGATGTTTTAAATGTCAAACCATTAAATGCTATTGAAACAAATGTAGATTTGTTTTAGAACGAAAAGGAATTCTTGATGTTGGAAGTGTCATAACTATGTCAGTTCACCCAATTGACGCTACTGCCGATAAAAAATGCTTTCTTCCAATTAAAACTGGATGTCACGCTCTAGTCAAAAAAGCAATGCTTAGAGTTGGTACTAAAGTTCTCGCTACTAGTGATATGTACGGAACCCATCAGACAATTAGACGTGCTTTCAAAACTAATGAAGAAAAAAGTCAAAAAGATTATGTGAAAAACGGAACTCATGATTGCTTCGAACCAGATAATCAAGGGACTGGATTTTACCAGATGAAAGATGTAATTTACGATGCTGCACAAACTGCTGCAACCATTGACCCATCTGTTCAAATAACTGTATCTGAAACCGAATGCCCCGTGTTCTCAATCCGACTTTCTGAATTATTTCCAATGATGCGAAATGTTCAACTTCCTTTATATTTAATGAATGAACCAGTTTCCATTGAATTAACTTGGAATACTCAAGACGGCACAACCGCAAGTGTTGGTAAAATGCTCTCTTTTCAAAATGCTTTTGCTGGTGGTAAAGGTGCTAAAATTGGACTTGATAATGTTCGATTTCTTGCTGATTATCTTACATACGAAGATGGACGAATGGCCGCAACAGCAAAACTTGTTAATTCAGAACAAGGTTTAGCAATGCCTTATGAAGATATGATTGTCACTAATACTAATATACCAGCACCAGCAGTCGCACCAACCGGAACTCAAGTTGTAACTCAACATATTACTCGAGACCTAGGACTTTCTGGTCGCAATGTCAGACAAATTCTTCTTCACGATAGAGAAGCAGCAGCAAATGGTCTTCTGGGTCAATATGATTCACTCGCAATGAATGTTTCAGATTCTTACAATTGGCGAATTAATGACCAAACTGTCTACTCTCGTGAAGTAAGACTCGCAGCACGAAAAGCAAATCAGATTGCTCAATGCTTCGGAACTCCAATAAATTGTCTCGCAGCAGAATACTCTACGGACCCACTCTCCAACAAACAAGCAGCAAATCATCCAGTTAATAATCAACTAGTTTCAGCATCCACATTTGAAGGTATTAGTCAACGTCTTGTAAATGGAACCATGAATTTTACAGGTGTTGATTTATCTACTTCGCCACTTAATATTCCAGGAACGGGTCTCAAAGTTGGACAGAAACCAGTTGAACATTTACGAGTTATTTACAATACTGCTGAAAACGCTCTCGCACGAATTTCAACTTATTTTTCCACAGTTGAAAGAGCATTTGTTCTCAGGAATGGTTTAGTTTCAGTATCTAGTTAAATAAATAGACAATTAATTAATAATAAGTTTATTTTAATTTAAATAAAATCTATCTTATATATATAGTTCAAAAGTAAAATATATATAAATAAAGAAAAAATCAAAAATGCCACGAAATCAAGGTTCAAACAACTGCTCTTCGTATCATTATTTACTTAAAAAATATGTTGATGATGAAAAAACTCAACTTGAAGAAACAAGATATTTTAAAACGCAAGGTGAAATTCAAGAACTTTATTCAATGAAGAGGTGTAGTATTTACTGTATTATTAATACTGAAAAATACAAAGACACCAAAAAACGAAAATATGCGAATTTTGTAATTGAAAAACTTTCTCCTCCTATTCCAGTATATTCTCAAATTGAAACAATTCCTTCTGGTATTGTATCCAATTAATTTTTATTCATTTAATTTTTCAATTTTTATCTAACTACATATTAAATTAAATATGTATTCTTATTTATTCGGTTCTTATTTTTACCATAATGAAATGATTCTTATGATTGAAAAAGTTGAAGAGAAAAGGAAACTTAGAAGATTACAAGGGAAACCAATTGTAACGTCATTTGCAGAAGAATTGAAAAATTTAATGATGGGAATTGAAGATACTATTATAAGAGATTGTAAAAATTGTATTAATAAAGATGATTGTGTTAATTGTAAAATGCTTGTTAAAAAACTTTAAACTTCACTAATCTGTGTTTCTATATCATTTTCTACTTCAATAATATCACAACCTAGACACGCACTTTTTAAATGTTTTATATTTTTTAATGTATAAATGATGGATGCTATTCCACCACCAACTGCTCCTATTATTAAACTGATTTCTTCTACTGTATATATATGACTAGGCATACTCTATAATTATTAAAGATATTAAATAATATCTCATTTAATATTAAAAGATGACTACTGTTGAAATTAAAAAATCTACAAATCCTAAAAAAAAATATATGGCCATATTTATATATGAAAATAAGGATGGAAAGAAATCAAAAAAGACAATACATTTTGGGAATGCTGGTTCTAAGGATTACACAATTTATTACAAAGATGAAGGAAAAAAGAAAGCAAATGAAAGAAAAGAGTTATACCTTAATAGACACCGTAAACGTGAAGACTGGACTAACCCACAAACTGCAGGAACACTTGCTAAGGAAATACTCTGGAACAAACCAACTGTAAAAGCAAGTATTTCCGATTATGTAAAGAAATTCAATCTAAAGTTAATTAAATAATTTTTTATATCTAGTAATAATAAATGTCTGATTTTTCAGAACAAGTTAATATATTAATACAAAATACAAATCCTCTTGAGGAAGGTGAAGTTATTCTTAGTTTCTTTCAATTATGGTATTTAATAGGAAAAGAACTTTTAATCAAAATTAAAGTAATATAGAGAAAATAAATATCTATATCTATAATAAAGATGACTGAATTTTCTAACATTGATTTAGATATACTCCCAGTTAAGGAAGACGGGACCGAAGTTCGCCTTACTAGACCACTCCATCCACATTTACCCAATATCGCCAATGGACAAGTAGGAATATTAATAAGTCCAGTAAAAACAGGTAAATCAACAATTATTTCAAATCTATTACTAAATCCCAACTTTTACAAAGACCAATTTGACATGGTTTATATTATCAGTAATACAATCAATAATGACAGAACATCCAGATATTTAAAAGAAGAATTCCCAGAAACTATATTTGACGATTTAAGTAGAATTGATGAAGTTATAGATAATATTATAAATTATCAAGATTCCTTTCCCAGAGGTGAGAAACCATTTATTGCTATTGTTTTAGATGACTTTCTTGGTATAAAAAAATCCAGTAAGATAAACTACCTAGCAACTCGAGCAAGACATTATAATATTGGTTTACTTCTATTCGCTTCTCAATTGTTTAGAGGACTTGAAACTACGATTAGACAGAATGCTACTTTTGCAATTATTGGTTCTCCAAATCCTAATGAAAAAGAAGTACTGAAAATGTCAGAAGAATTTGGCGATCGTTATGGTGGACAAGCAAACTTCATTAAACTTTATAAAGAAGCCAGTAAAAAGAAATATGGTTTTCTATATCTAGACCTTCAAAGTAATCCTTCAAAAGCATATTCCGGATTTGGTAAATTGATTTATGAAAATAATACAGAGACAGAAGGTGATGGATGGATTAAAAATATTGATAAAGAAGAATAGTCATTTTATGGATTAAATGATGATTGCCCTATGGATTGAAACACCGCTCGAATTTGAAAGGAAATGTCGGACAGGACACTTTTGACATTCTAATTACTAATAATAGATTGTCAAAAGTGTCCACTTCCGTTCCCAGATTTAGAACTATTATTTAATAATATTCTCTATAATAAATAATAACTTTTCTATTATAATGTTATTTGGTTTTATTATGGTTTTATGAATTTTTACTTTTTTGAATTAAATATCTAGAAAAAATTAATTTCTATTATTTAAATATTATAGACAAAATTAATATCTATAGTAATTATAATAAATAAAAATGGATTTAGATTTACCAGTATTAGATATTGTTGAAGATATTGCTGAAGTGATGGGCGATGAAAGCGATGAAGAACCGCCTCAAAAAGTAATAAGCGAAGAAGAACATCAGAAGATGATGGAAGAAGAAGAAGAGAAAAAACAACCATTTGTAAGGAAAACGGCACCTAAGAAGAAGAAAGAACTAAGTGAAAAGCAATTGGCCCATTTAAATAAAATTCGGGGAATGGCATTGGAAAAGCGACAGTTAAAAGCAAAAGCAAGAAAAGATGCTGTTGATAAAGTAGTAAATGATGTTAAAGAAACACATAAACCAAAATATTATAAACCAAAACCTAAAAAGACACCAGAAGAAAAAGCACTAGATAAAGAAGCAAAAAAAAAATACAAAAAAAACACCATGAAAGTAAATGAAGAAATACCAAATGAGATTGAAGAAAAAACTCCTGAAAATTTTGTTCCAACTCATAAAGCAGAAGTTAAAGAAAAGAAAGAAAAGCAAATATTCAGTCAACAAGATTCCTTTAATCATTTTATGGGAAATATGGAACAGTATCTTAGATTGAGAGATGAACACGAAAGAAAAAAACCAATAGAAAAGAAATCACCAATTAGAAAGAATGCTATACCAGCAAAACCAAAACCAGCACCTGTTCCTCAAATTTTACAACCAGTAGAAGAGAATCCATTCTCAAATTATTTTGGTTAATTATTATATTTTTAAAAGTTAATTTTATTTAAAATAATATCTTTATTAATGATAAAGAGAATGAGTGAAACCATTATCATAGAAAGTAATAGACAAATTGCTTATAAACAGGAAAAGGCAGCATTAACGAATGTACAAGAACGTAATGCTAATGTAAAACTACCAAATAATAAATGGCGAACCTCTTTAGATGCAGGGATCCAAATAAATGCTGGAGATGAAATTCAAATTGAAAGTGTGATGGTCAACACCCGGGGAAGTCCTGAAGAAACAATTGAATTTAGTGGTGTTGATAATGTTCAATCAGAAACAGATGTGATTGACAATAAAGCATTAATAAGATTCCAGAAATATATTACAAATAGACAACAATTCAATTGTAATCTACCACTCGCAGAATCAGTTGTTCAAATGACAGATTCTCAAAAAGCAAATTATGGATATATAGATTTATCAACATTCGCAAATTTCAGAAAAAGTTTTCCATATCGTGGAATTGAAGGAATGGTTACAACATATGATTCGGGAGAAGACCCTACAACAGCAGAAGTATTCCTAGGTGGTGTTTTTTCCAAAGCACCGGCACCACTTTATGACACTAGTCCGACTCGGATGTTTTTGGGAAATGATAATTTCGTAGGATATGGAAATATTGAACAAAATGTAGGAATAGGAGTGTGGGATTTTCAAACAACAGATGTTGAATTGGAAGTCGCTACTGGTTTCAATACACCATCCAAAATTGGTGAAAGTTTGACTGCACAGTTACATCAAAGACAAGGTGTTCCAATCAATTGGAAGGAAGAAACAATAGATGCTCGTGTTTATAGTTTAAAGGGGAACAATATTGTCTCTGTCCCAAATGCATGTATTACCGACAACTCATATCAAACAGTATCAACGGCAACGGGTGATATATTTCGTGCTAGAACTGAAAACAAATGGTCTGCAAAAATAGCGGGAGAAGTTGTTATTGCTGAAGAAGGGGATAATTATGTCGAACAACAAGGCGATGATATTTACCATAGAAATCTGTTATGTGGAAATCCTAATGAATACAGAGGTGTTTATCCGTGGTTAGCGGGGAGATTAACCGCAAGAAGTGGAGCAACTCTAAATATTGGAAATTTCCAAACAACTGGTTTATATACGGGTGATATAAATATAGATGCTTCCGATGTTGGAAATCATGGATTGAATTCTGTATTACTTGACCAATTAGACCATTCTTATGTTCAGACATTTTTTACTTATCATGACAATTCGGGAGGAACTGCGACTACTTCACCTTTTCTCGGAACGAAGACATTGGAACATATTGATTTAGTGGATATTCACATCGACGAACTGATTGTAACCAACAATGTTTACAATGGACAAAATTTAAATAATTTTACAATCGCATGGACTGATAATGAAGTCCCATACAAACATCTTGACGAAAATAATGACGCAACTCCATTGACCCAAAATTTAACAAATAAATTTTATCAACCATTATATTATGGACGAGCAAATGATGAATTAAGTTGTGGTGCTGTGGGTGCTAAAATTAATTTACCAACTACCAATCAATTTTTAAATAATAGTCAAACAACATTAACATCGTATCAAAACATCGATGTTCTTAATAAAAAGGCATTAGTTCGTGAAAGTGGCGAAACAAGATATGATGATAGAAATTATATAAAATGTCGGAGTAGGTATGACCCATTTTTTGACCAAAGGAAACCCAATGCAGTTCAATTTGTATTTCCAACAAATACTAAATTTCAATTAAAAGACAGCAAAGGCAATTATTATCCACAAACAATATCAAAAGCAAGAGGTCTTGCGATTGTTCCAGTATTTTATAAAGAAGCAGATTTACCAAACCCGAACTTGAAAGACATTCCATTTTGTGCTTTTGTATCATTTATCAGAGTAGATTATACAGACAGAATGCCGGCCCCTATGATTGGGGAGTTTTTTGGAAGGTCGCCTTCTATGTATGATAATTTATTAGCAAAAGTTATATCAACACAAAAAACAACATTTGATATTGATTCATCACAACCAAAACCTGTCAATGAATATCCACCAGGAAATGTTGAAACTCGAACAAGGACGTATCAATATATGCCTTACTGTATGATTGGTGCTGATAATCCTACGATTAGGTTTGATGATACATATGGTAGATTTACTATAAGTGGATTACATACAGCAGTTCGTGCTGGTAATGGTGTTTTTCAATCACCTCTTGATGAAGAAAACACTCAAGCAACAGAAGAAAGTATGTGTGCTTACTCTCTTGATTCAGCAATATGTGGTATTGATGGAACAAATGGACAGATAGTCGACTATCGTGGTATTACACAAGATGTTGTTAATAATCCAATAATTTCAACTCAATCTGGATTATCTATTAAAGATATATATTTGTATAACAAAAGAGGCAATGTATTATTTGATACTCCACTAAACCCAAGAACACCCGTGAATTATGAAGGATGTCTGTTTGATAAATTAGGATTTTTAGTAGAACAATTAATTCCTTATATTGGTAGAAGTCAATCAAATTTCAATCGTGGTTCTTATGGAGAATTCTTAGGAACGACAGAATCATTTGTTAATAAATACAATACTATGGTTTCTCCATTTACAACGAATGCTTATATATCTGGTGCTGACCAAATTTCTATGATAGTAAATGCTAAGAACCAAATAATGGGGAATCTAGGAGGAAGTGCTCCAAATCAAAGCATTTATATAAATGCCGAAAGTGATTCATTAGTTGCAGTAAATCTCCCTTCTAAATTAGATTACTCTTATTTAATAGTTTATTCAAATATAGTTCAGAACACACAGTTTTTTGGCGGTGGTTCGGGTTCTCAGAAGATTCCAGCAATGGCCTATGTTACTAGAAACTATTCTACTGGTGATTTCTTTTTCAGTGGTGGTCCAACTGGATGGACCTATATTGCTGATAAAGATTACATATTAACTGAATTTGATACAAATATAACACTGCCTAATGGTCTTCCTGCTCCTATTGAAAATAATAGTTCAGTTATTTTTAAAATTATAAAACCGAAACAATTACCTCCTCCTCTAAGTGCTTTTAATCAACAACCTAAAAAAAAATAAAAAAATATAATAATAATTATTAAAAGTTATTGTTTAACATTAGCATCTTTTCTCTTTTCAAAATTTAAACTACTTAATCCTTTGTTCCTTTTAACAACTTTCCCTTTTACTTTTTTTTTATCTTTCCAACCAACAAATACATCCTTTGGTTTCACACTGGGTTTCTCTTTCTTTTCAATTTCTTTTTTTACTTTTTTATCTAGTTGTTCTAAATTATGACCATTCTCATAATCAGTATTATCATAATGACACATTTTACATTCAGACATTTATAATCTAATTAGATTTTAAATTTATATTAATTATTAAAAATAAAATCTCTCTTTATTATAAAGATGAGTTTAGTAACTATTTCAAGCAAACGAAATACTGAAGTTCAGCGAGATGTTGACCCAGCGATTATTAAAAACCATTTCAAAGATGGTCTAGTATTACGAGAAGGAACTGAAGTTGGTTTAGTTTCTTTAACAATTAATAAATTAAATTTATATGAAATTGTTGCTGGTGATAATGATGTTTTTATTTGGCGAATTGGTAATAGACAGAGTTTTGAACAACATACTGTAACAGTTAGTGAAGGGAATTATAATGGTTCATCATTGGCGATCGAACTTGCCGCAAAAGCAAATGCTTCTACAATATTAGGTAATTACAAAGGACAATGGACATGTACTTATGACCAGACAGCACAGAAGGGTGAAGGTGCTTTTACTCTCGGATATGGTCAAAATGAAACACCGGCAGCACCAAATGCTCAAACATATACAGCATATGATGGAGGAACACCAATTTTTCAAAACAATGGAAGTGCCAGTGTGAATATAAGTGGTTCTGCCAGTGGTCAAGTAGATGACTTTGCGTCATTTGATAATCCATTAATCATTACTGGTAATAAAGGTATTTTTCCAAATGAAGGAGAATTTGAATGTATAATTAGACCACAAGAAGGATATACAGAAGCAGACCAAATCACAGCACTTCAAGCGGGTGGTTCTCCAGTAGACCAAACTATCTATATAGCGGGAGTTCCAACTGTATTTGAAGGAACTTTTAATAATACAGTGGGAACACCAGCAACCAATGGATGGCAATTAGAATTTCAATATACAAATGGAGACCCACCAGCATTTTGGCTTTATTTAGGAGATGGTGAATGGGGTCACGCATTGACTGGAACTAATACAGCAAACAGAGCAAATTGTGATGATTTTTATTTCTGGAATCCATCAAGAGGAGTATTTGCGGATGCTGATAATGGTGGAAGACATAGTGATAATGGGACCGTTGGTGATTTCTTTATGATTACAGGAAGTGTTCAGTTTGTTGTTCCACAGGATAATGTTGGTATGGGGAAAAGTGTTTCTGGATATGTAAGAAATTATTTATATAAGGGGAGAACAAATTATCCGGGAGATGTGAATGCTGATATATTAAAAAGTTCTCCAGATGGTTTTGATATTACATTAACGTGTGAAGATAATGATGATAAAACGGGAGTTGAATTTTCACTTGGAAGAATGGTTCAAAATCAAGGAATTGAATTTCCAAATCCTAATTGGAGAAATCAATCAGCAATGATTGCTAATTTCCAAAATCTTGACCCCACTGCTGATTTCACATCACTAAGTCCTATTGGTGGAGTTCAACCAGCAAATTGGACATCGTATACATATCCTACCGATCATATTAAAATGAGAGTTGTAATTACTAAAGTATTAAATGTTAGTATATATCTTTCTCACGACACAGCAGGAGATAATGCTTTTATTGAAGAACAATTTGTTAGAGATACAGTAGCAGCAGGAAATGGATTCAATACAACTATTAAAGAGAAATTTTTCCCATTAAGACCATGTATGGCGATTGGTAGAGGTAATCAATATTTTTCTTCTAGATATATAGTAAAAGGTAAATATGATGAAACAGAAATTGTGAATCCAAATTTTGAAGTTGCAAATGCTAATACAGTTTTACATAAAGGAGAAGATGTGGAATTTGATGATATTAGTGATACAGTTACAGATAATCAAGTGGGAGCAGTTCCAGCAAACGCAATGACAGTTAGTGCTTTATATAAATTTGGCGATGTTTATGCTTCTGATACAGCAGGTGTTCCTCCAGAAGGTGGTTTAAATGTTAATGATTTAACACCAGATGGAAGTATTAATAATTTAATAGGATTTAATAGATTATACAATTTTAATGCTGGTAGTGCTGAAAATACTGTGACTTCAACAAATAATCCAGTAACTAGTATAATGGAACCTACTCTATCACTTGAACTTCCAGATTTTAATATCAAAGGTGCTAATGGAAACACTGGCGATTCAATGAGAGTGATTGCTGTTGTTCCTAAAGAAGAACTTAATACAAACGAGAAAACGGGAACTCTTCATTACTATCCAGCATTTCCAATTATGATTGATTTAAATTTACCACAAGAACAAATATTTTATGACCTTAATGCTATATTAAGATTACCAGATGGAAAAGTTGCGAATGATTTGGTTAATCCAACAGAGATTACTTTACTATTCAAAGAAGGTGAAGAAAGTAAACAACGGCGAATGATGAAAGAACAAGCCCATATGATTTCTTCAATGATGGGGAACCGTCAATCAGCAATGATTGGTGGTATTGGTTCTGGTAATCCATTACTCTAATTCTTTTAATATTTTAAATCTTTTTTCAATAATGTTCCGTATATATAATCGGGAAAAGTGCTAGACACACAAAGATTCCAATCTCTGTGATTGTGATGTATTTCGTGATGATTCTTTAAACTACTAGGAAGCAATTCTGGTGCATTATGAGATATTGTGTGTAATATAAAATATTGAATTAATCCTAATAATAAATGATAATTTTCAATATAATAAAAAAAAGCAATTATTGGTAATATCCAATATTCAATTTCTATTTTATCATTCCAGTAATCAATATGATGATTTTTATGAGTTGGTGATTTAGTTGAATGTAATGCTGCATGAATATAGTATTCATAGAATGGGGTTATTAGTCTTAGTTCAATTATTCTTTTAATAATAAAAAACATAATCCTTTAATAATACTAGATATATTTTTTTTGTCATTATTTTTCGTAGTTTGTCATTTGGTTTGTCATACCCCCCTTAGCAAGGAATAGTTATATATTACACTCATAATTATTTAGAAATGACAAAATGACAAAAATGACACTTTTCTGAGAAAGTATTTTTCAATTTCTTTGTGATATAATATAATACCCAACTATCTATGAGAAGGGGTATATATATCTGTCATTCTGTCATTCTGTCATTTTTGTCATTCT